CAAGAACTGACGCGCCTAGAGGCTAATGTGCTAGACTTAATCCAGAAGGATAAGCGTATAACTCCAGAGATTATCGCTGGAACGATTAAGACTGACTTAGGGATCATTAATAAAATCATGGACTCCTTAGAGGAGCGCGGATTAATTAAGTCCACAAATGTACGCGGTAATACGGAGCGAGTTTTGACTTCTCCCCTATCTGAGATCACTGACACTAAGCCATCGACAAGAAGCTTCATGGTCCGCTATTCTTACGAGTGGAGATCATCGATTCCAGGTGGACAAAGAAATAGTGCATCGCATCCTAGTCGGATGTTCTGTGCGCGCTTGATGCAATTAGATAAACTATATACCAGGGCAGAGATAGAAGCTATCAGCTTGCGTTTAGGATATTCAGTATTTGATCGTCGAGGTGGCTGGTGGACGATGCCAGACGGAGATCATTCTCCTTCTTGCCGACACGTCTGGGCTTCTCAGGTAGTAATTAAAAAAGGATAAGACATGAAAAATATCTGCTTTATAAATGTAAATACAATCAAGGAAAGATCTGCTCTTCATACTAATGTAGACGATAAATTGATCCTTCCAGAGATTTTGACGGCCCAGGATATGTATTTACTTCCTGCTTTGGGTACTGCTTTATACAATCGCCTCCAGACTGGAATCGAATCTGCTAATTTGACAGCTGATGAGATAGACTTACTTGATAATTTTATCACGAATCCTTTAGTCTACTTCACGCTTTCAGAGCTTCCGGTGGGATTGTCTTATCAGTTCTATAATAAGGGCTTAGTTCGCAAGACTAGCGATAACACAGATCAGCCTAATATGCAGGATCTTATCGATGTGGCTTCTAGATACAGAACGCGCGCAGAGTTTTATACTCAGCGATTAATCAAGCATTTAAAGCAAGTATCTTCTACTACTAACAAGTTCCAGGAGTATGTTAATTATGGTACTGGGGTAGATATTGTAAAGCCAGAGCGCGACGCTTACCAGGCTTCTATCTACTTAGGCGATAATTACGATTATACGACTATGACTTTTGAAGAAAGATACCAGGGCGAAAACGGAATCTGTTAAATAACAAGGCCATGCCGAAAGCTTATAGCACAAAAAACATTAAAAAATTAGAAGTATATCTAGCGACTCAACAAAATGGCAATCAAACAACTGACGTTAAATCAAACGATAAAGCTAATAAGTGACATTGCCTCCTCTCATGAGCAGATTAACACTGTGTTCTTTGGGGATGTTTGGGAGTTTTTAGCGCAGACAGATAACACTTACCCGGCGATGTTCTACTCGCTGACCGGATCTTCTATTGCAGCTAAGGAGCTGACTATGAATTTCTCCTTATTCTTTTTAGATCGCCAATTACAAGACGAGTCTAATGAGAATGACGTGTTATCAGATCAGCTTTTAATCGCTCAAGATATAGTCTCAATGCTTAGATACCCTAAATTTGACTGGGAGATAGGCGATAACGTTACACTTGAATTTTTTACTGAAAACGAAAAGGACTACTTAGCTGGAGTGAAGGCAGATATTACTCTGGCTTTCCCTATGTTATCTGATCGCTGTCAAGTACCTACAAATTTTTCTTATCCTAACTAATGGCAAATAAAAAAGTAAGTCAATTAACCTCGAAGCCTTCCGTATTAGTAACGGATTTATTTCCTATTGCAGATCCTACGACTGGGCAGTTATTCAAGACTACGATCTCAGCTCTGGGAACGGCTATCGGTTCGGGGGTTTCATCTGTTAATACCTTGGTGGGCGCAGTGGTCCTAGATACGGATGACATCCAGGAGCTAGCTAGTCCGACAAATAGATGGTACACAGACACAAGATCACGAGCTGCTCTTTCTGCCGTCTCTCCTTTGGTTTATAACTCAGGGACTGGGGCTTTTTCTATTCCTGCCGCGACTACTTCCGTAAATGGTTATTTAACTTCTACGGATTGGACTACATTCAACGCTAAACAAGCGGCTCTTTCTGGGACTGGATTTGTTAAAATATCAGGAACGACAATAAGCTATGATAATAGCACTTATTTAACTACTAGCGCCGCGGCTTCGACTTACCTAGCTTTAGCTGGTGGGACTTTAACTGGCGCTTTGAATGGAACTAGTGCAAATTTTAGCGGAGATCTTACTTTAACTGGAACGAATCCACGTTTTTACCTTACCGACTCAGATAATAATCCAGACTATTTCATCTCGAATACAGACGGAACTTTCACGGTTTATGATGTAACTAATAGCGTTTCTAGATTTACAATTGGTACAACTGGAAACGGAACTTTTGGAGGTAATTTAACGGTAGGTCAAATCATACGCTCAGGCGGTACGTCTTCACAATTCTTAAAAGCAGACGGCTCTGTAGATTCTACGGCTTATGTTAGAGGCTCTGGAGCTATTGGATATTATGCGAGATTTACTTCATCTGGTATAATATCAGACGGCTTTATAAATACAGATAGTAACATTACATATGTTTCTGGGATGGGTTTATCTACCCTTAATGGAATAGATATTAATGGAAATTTTGGAGCTGGCACTGGTGGTTTAAAAATTCGTTCATTTGATGAAACGACTGGAAAAGCTTACATAAACTTTATAAATACTGACGGAGTTTTTCGTTTAGGAATTGAAGGCTCAACTGGTGGGGGAATCCTTCCAGGTTCTACGGCTTATGCAACAGTTTTCACTAGTGGATTAACTGGTAAGAATTTAGAATTTGGAACTAATAACGCTAAGAGATTAACGCTAGACGGAACGACTGGAGCGGCTACCTTTACAAGTACAATTTCAGCAAATGGAGCAACACTTACGGGAGCTTTAAGCGGTACAAGTGCTACGTTTGTAGCAAGTTCAACATATACAAACTTTTTAATAGGTAGCACTTCAACAACTGGAGCTATTGTTGTAGATGCTAATAGAACAAATTTAGTTTTAGGAGCAGTAACAAGTAATAAAATCGTTTTTAATAATGCTTCTACAACTCAAAATGGCTACATATATAGCGATAGTGCAGAATTAAGTTTAGGATATCCAGCTAGTGGAACTTTTAATGTTCAAAAATCTGGAGTAGGTAATGTGTTTTCTATTGCAAGCTCAGGCGCCGCCACGTTTTCGAGTAGTGTTACGGCGGGCGGTAAATTAACTATTGCAGGAGGTGGCACAAATAACATTTTAGTAAGTGAAAATAATGGTGCTGTAACTATTCCAACAAATGGATTAAGTATTAATACGGGTTATGGTGTAGGCTATATTGAAAATAGAAATGGAGGAAACTATGCAGACTTGTATTATAGTGCTTCTAAGCATTTATTTACGGCTGGCTTTGTAGGCATCGGAACGACGGCGCCAAGTTATCCTTTAACGGTGGGGCAAGCTAACTCTACCGCTGATAGTTATATTCAAATTGCCTCAACGACAACTGGAACTGGAAACTTATTTTTTGGAGATACAACGGGTCAAGGAACTGGCTCATATATGGGATACTTGCAATATCAGCATAATGTAGATGCTATGATTTTTGCAACTGGAGCTAACGAACGTATGCGGATTACTAGCGGTGGCAATGTTGGAATCGGAACGACGGCTCCAAGTGCAATTATTAGTGGAAGTGAAACAACATTAAACGTAAAAGGAAATGTTAGTGGTGCAGTAGGAACTATAGTAGCCCGTTCTTCAGGTTTTTCAAATACTACTTCTATTGGTATTGCTGCTTTTGATAGCGTAAATCTTACAGGTATATATGTTGAAACAAATAGTCCAATGGCATTTTGGACTAACGCTACCGAACGTATGCGGATTACTAGCGGGGGGAATGTTTTGATAGGACAAACAACTGCAAGCGGTTCTTCTAATGGTATTTATTTTAGAGCAGGTATTGAATCTGGAATTATTGTAACTAGTGATATTGCCTTACAATTAGGAAGACTTGGAACTACTGGAGATATTCAGTCTTTTTATACTGGCTCTACAAGAGTAGGAACTATTTCGGTTTCTGGTTCTGCAACTTCTTATAATACAACATCTGATTATAGATTAAAACAAGATTTAAAAGAGTTTAATGGGCTTGAAGTAGTTAATAAAATTAAAGTTTACGACTACGAATGGAAGGCGGATAATACTCGCTCTTATGGTGTTTTAGCTCACGAATTACAAGAGGTTTTATCTTATGCAGTTATGGGAGAAAAGGATGCAGCAACTATGCAAGGAGTAGATTATTCTAAATTAACTCCAATTTTAGTGCAAGCAATCAAAGAATTAAAAGCAAAAATAGAAACTTTAGAAAATAAATAATATGGCATTTTCATTTTTAATCAGTCAGTTAGATAGTATCCCTTCCCTTGACGGAATGGACAAAGTAATTAGCACCATTCATTACAGAGCGCAAAAGCAATACGAGGAGGATGTAATTCACTTTACGGCTGACACTTACGGAGCTTTAGCGGTAGATGCACCACACGAAGCGAGCTTCACTCCTTACGATGAGGTAACTCAAGAAATGGTAGAATCTTGGCTTAAAGCTTCCCTAGACTGTGAGGCAATCGAGGCTAACTTAGATGCACAGATTCAAAACTTTTTGAATCCCCCGATTGTGGCTTATGCATTGCCTTGGGACAAAACTGAAAACATTTAGCACTTTTGCTATATATTAGAAGTTTATAACCAAACAAATAATAAGCATGAAATTAGATTTCAATTTTGATCTATTAGGTTTAGATCAGCAACCTATCGAAGGTGCAAACGCAGGTAAATTATTAGCGAACGCTTTAGCCCAGGGATCAAAAGGCGATGCCCTAAAATTCTGGGATTGGGCGGTTAGTTTAAACAAGGGAGAGGTTCTTGATTTAGACTCAAGCGATCAAGAAACTATCAAGAATTTTATCAAAGATTCTGAAGGGTTTACAATCCTTGCAAAAGCGCAATTATTACAAGTTTTAAAAAAGGATTAAATGGATTTGAATGACATTCTTGGGCAATCATTAACTGGAGGAATCGCGGCCCTAATCGGCTGGCTAGTAGGACGAAGAAAAGAGCAGGCGGAAATTACGACCACTGAACTAGATCAAACTACCAAAGCGATAGAAATCTGGCGACAGATGGCCCAAGAAATGTCAGACAAAGTCAAGGACCTAAGCGATAAGATAGACATCTTAACGGCTGAAGTTCACTCATTAAAGTCCGAAAATTCAAACCTTAGAATTAAACTTGGAATAAATGACGAAAGTCCTACACCTAAGCCAAAGAGGTCTCGATCTGATAAAGCAGTTTGAGGGCCTTAAATTAAAAGCGTATCTCTGTCCTGCAAATATTGCGACGATAGGCTTCGGAAATACCTATTATCCTGACGGAACAAAGGTAAAACTTACAGATCCTGCGATCACTGCCCAGAAAGCTGAAGAGCTGCTTAAATTCCTGGTGCAATCCTACGAGAAAGGCGTCGATTCTTTCTGCCGGGATGACATTAATCAGAATCAATTTGACGCGCTTACGTCCTTCGCCTATAATGTAGGGGTAGGAAACTTGCAAAAGTCTACACTAATCAAAAAAGTCAATCTTAATCCTAACGATCCTGCAATCCGCTTGGAGTTTATGAAGTGGAATAAGGGAGCCGGAAAAATTTTGGCTGGATTAACACGCAGACGCCAGGCAGAGGCGGACTTATACTTCTCTTAATCATGCAAAAATTAATCATTCTTTTGGCTTGTATTGCATTTATATCCTGCAAGCCTAGTAAATCTATTACTGAGTACAAAGAAGTCCTTAGAATCGATACGATTAAAAGCGAGAAGATAGTCGAAAAGTTCAGAGCTGTACATGATACGCTTACTATTCAGAATCCTTGCGACTCTTCTGGGTTACTATCTACGTTTTATTCACGCCTGATCCTTCCTAATGGATCAGTAACTATCAAGTCAGAGAAAGGACAGATCAAAGCCACTATCGACATTGACTCGATGCGCCAGGAGATAGAAAATAACTATCGCAATTCACAAGTAAAGTGGATCGAATACAGAGATAAGGAAGTCATCAAGTACCGGATCCCTACCTGGGTAATTATCTTACTATTTGCGGAGGCTATCATGCTTATCGCTTACTTGTATCTTAAATTCGGTTTACGATAATGTACGAAATAGACATCGAAGCAATCGAACCCAAAAGAAACCCTACAACGGACACGCTAGATAAGATGCTAGAGGTCATGGAGTCTATCGATCATATCGATGACGTCGGCTTTGTTCTGAGAATGAAGCTTGTAAATAATATAGAGTTTTTAGTGGACCAATTAATGGAAGAATATGAGCAAAGAAAACGCTAAGGCGGAGGCAATACGGAAGCATTTCTATTCTACCAATCTAACCAGGGTAGACTTTGAGCGCGAGAATTATTCAAGCTATGGATTTGAGTCACAAGAAAACTTTCATCGTCATCTTACCAGGTGCGAGATCACGGTAAATAAAAGATCAGAATATTTTAAGCAGACAAGGCCACAAGCGAAACTCGAATCATTTAATCTAGACGAACTAGATAGCTTTGGGATTGAGCCTGGCATCGGAAAGGAGTACACCAGTGCGCGTCTTCCTGAGCATTTAAAAAAGATTGGAATACTATCTGACATTCACGTTCCCTTTCATTCATTAGAAGCGCTTACCTGCGCTATTAAGTATCTAAGAGAGCAGCAGATCGACTGCTTGTATCTAAACGGAGATACCTTCGACTTCTATTCTATCTCCAGGCATGAGAAGGAAAAGGATCTTAGAGACTTTCCGCGTGAAATTGAGATGGCTAGAAACTTTCTTCAGAAGCTCCGCGATATATTTCCGACGATTCCAATCTACTTCAAGGCCGGTAATCATGAGAATCGCTTCCAGCGTTATCTATTTAGCCAGGCGGAAGAGTTCGCTGGCCTCCATGAATTGCAGTTTGATAAGTTCTTTAGAATGGATCACTTAAAAATCGAGTGGATAGAGGACTGGCAAGGCATGGAGATGGGCGATCTATTAGTCTGCCATGGCCATGAGATCATGGCAGGAGGAATGAATCCTTCCCAGACTACATTCAATAAGACTTTCTGTAATACTTTAATAGGTCACGTTCACAGAACTACAAGCACAATCAAGAAGAATGGCTTTAAGAAGTTCATCCATTCATATTCTACCGGGTGCCTGACTCACTTATCGCCTAAGTATTATCCATTCGCACAGCATAATCATGGGTTCGCCTTGGTAGAAATAACAGACGGACTATCAAAAGTTACTAACATCATGATAAAAGATGGAAAAATAGTGTAATTTTGTTTGAGTGTTTTTCATAATTATAGGTTTAGATGTGAATACGAAAGCCCCGGGATCTTGTCTCTGGGCTTTTTTGTTTATTATATTAAACAGATTTTACATTTATAGCCGAATTAGTAAAAGATAATTTACATTATTTGTCAAAAAATAAATTTAAATTATTGTTTTATTAAAAATCTTTGTTTACCTTTGACATATCGAAAGCAACGAAGCTGAGATAAACATCTAAACAAAATGGAAAAGTCTAACAAAAACACTGCAAAAAAAATTCAATTACCAGCTCACTTGCAAATCATGGCAGATCGCTGGAATTCTAACTACAAAAACATCGCTACTAATTACGCTAAGAATTTTTCTTACACTATTACAGATGCAACACCTGAGGGATATGGTAACTAAGTTACCACTATCCTTGATAGGTTCTATGGAGTCAAAGCAAATAGCTAGCTACATAGAATCTATTTCGCAAACAGAAATTTGCAAGGACTTAAATTACTGCAATCAATTAATAAAAATTTATTTATCTAAACATCTATCCAAATGAGAGAATTATTAAAAACCATCCCCTTTTCTGAGATCCTTCAGACACTAGCTTTAATCGTTTTAGTTGTCGGAGGCTATGCAATTATCACATTCATTTCTAACCTTTAAATTTTATTACAATGTCAAAAATTCAAATCTTAGCCTCCTCGACTGGAGGTTCAAACTACGAGCCAATCGCGGCAGGTACTTACGTAGCGCGTTGCTATTCAATGGTTCACTTAGGAACTATCAAGGAGTCCTACATGGGCGAAGAGAAGTATGTAAACAAAGTCCGTTTAACCTTCGAGCTTCCAACTGAGTTAAAAGTATTTAAGGAAGAGAACGGAGAGCAGCCACAAGTTATCTCTAAGGAGTTTACTTTATCCCTGGGCGATAAGTCAAACCTTCGCGCTTTCTTAAACTCCTGGAGAGGCAAGGCGCTAACAGAGGACGAGTGTAAGTCATTCGACATCGCGGTCCTAGCTGGCAAAGCTTGCACCTTATCAATCATTCACAAGACGTCCAAGGTAAGCGGTAAGACTTACGCAGAGATTGCTTCTATAGGAGGAGTAATGAAGGGTATGGATGTACCTGCAATAATGAACCCGGAAATGGTTTTCTCTGTGAATAACTTTGACCAGGTAGCTTTTGATTCCTTCCCCGATTTTATCAAGGAGAAGATCGTATCTTCCCAGGAATACCAGACAATACTTAAAACTTCGCCAGTCATTCAAGACGCTCCTGAAAATATAGAGTTTGGAGAGATAAGCGAGGACGATCTTCCATGGTAGTCGAGACATATCCGCAGGTTCTAAAGCTAGATTTAAAAGGACCAAGCGGAGGCTATTACACAGTGATAGAGAGATTCGCATCTAGCGAAGAGTACGTCAAGTATGTAGACTGGCAAATGTGGTCAGGCTACAAAGTAATAGGATCACGTCCTTACATGGACTTAAAACAAGAAGAAGATGCCAAGAATTAAAAAAATGAGTATTTATAAAGAAGTCGCGGAAAGATTAAACGCTAAGGGGAGCCTTCCCTTTAGCGCTCGCGAGTGGTCGACTGGATTAGTTCAGCAGACCGTTTATGGTAAACTAAATTACCCGGAAGTAATGGAGGAGTTTAAATTAATCATGCAAGAAAATGAAAAAGCAGAAGCCTAATTTTAACGCTTGGATGGATCACATTAATAACCAGCTCCAGGCAGATTACAGAAAACTTTATTATACATCTAAATTTAATTTACATGAAAACTTTCAAAGAGTATCACGAAAGGAATCCGAGGATTTACGAGGAGTTCAAGCGTTTCGCATTTATGCTGATCAATAACGGTCACAAGAAAATCGGAGCTAAGCAAGTCTTTGAGCGCATCCGCTGGGAGACAATGATTGAAAGGACCGGCAGGTACAAAGTTAATAATAACTATACTGTCGATTATGCCTATAAGTTCGAAGAGGACTTTCCATATTTAGAAGGAGTTTTTTATCATCGAGAAAGAAAAGTTAAAAATTTAAACTAATTTTATGACTACTAAAACAGTCGCGCTTGAGCTTCTCAAGAAGATGCAGAACGCAAATCCACACATTAAAAAGAGCAAAGAGGAGGGAATCTCCAGCGCTCTAGTAGCAATAGATTATATTATCGAAGCCCTTGAAGATTATCCGGATTCCTTTGAGGATCGCGAATGGTGGGGCTGGGTAAAAAATAACTTAATCGACTTATAGCCATGACACCTAAAGAAAAAGCAAAGGACCTGGTTCGAAGATTTTACCAGGTAACGGTAGACTTTGACATCGCCAAGCAGTGCGCTGGGATTGCAGTCTATGAGATCATTGATGAGAAAACAGATAACGAGGAGGACTCTGCCTATTGGCAAGAGGTACGCTTTGAAGTCTATGCCCTGGGAATAATATGAAAGCGACAGAAAAAGCCCAGGAGATTATCGACTACATTGCAGGCACACACCTAAAGCAATACGGTAAGATCCACATGAAGAGCGTTTTAGAAGAAGCTTCTAGTAATGCTAGACTGATCATTAAGAACCGGATAATAGACGGATTAGATACGACGTACTGGCGAGAAGTTCGCCGGGATATAATGGCAAGACAATGACACTAGAGGATCAATGCTTTCACGCTGTGGTAAATGTTCGGATAGCACACCAGAAGCAGGACATAAATGATTATTCAATGGTCATGAAGTACTGCACACCTGATCTTCCAGCCTTCGATATTATCCTGGATAAGATAGCCCAGGCGGAGGCAGAGATTAAAAGGCTAGAAAATCTTTTAAATGATTTGTAGGATGTCACAATTTTAAATATATTTGTGACACAATAGGCCGAGCGTGTGGTAGCACTCGGGTTATTTTAAGGGTTTAAAAAACCAAAGCCAGCTTTGCTCTACCACGCAGACTGGCTTTTTTTATTTTATCAATATGCAAAAAGACGCTTATTACTTCCCACACTTTTGTAATGCTAGGCATGATCGCAAGATTAAGCGATTAAGAAAAGAGCTTGGCCTTGAGGGCTACGGAATTTATTTTATGCTCTTAGAAACGCTAAGAGAACAGCAGGATTTAATGTATCCAATAGAAGACATTGATCTTTTAGCTGAAGAGTTTGGGACGTCTGAGCAGAAGATTAGAGTAGTGATTTGTAACTACGAATTATTCCAATTAGATGTAGAACAGAAATTCTTTTCTCCTAAGATGTTAGTATACTTAGAGCCTTATTTTAAGATGAAAAACCAACGCAGAGAGGCTGGCTTAAAGTCTGCTGCTCAGCGAGTTATCAACGACCGTTCAACGACCGTTCAACAACCGTTCAACAAAGTAAAGGAAAGTAAAGAAAAGGAAAGTAAAGAAAAGAATACTAAAGAGAGCGAAACCTTTGAAATCTTTTGGAATAAATACGACAAGAAAGTAGATAGGTCAAAGACAGAAATCGCTTGGAGTAAATTAAAAGAATCTGAAGTAGAAAAGATTTTGGAGTCAGTCGATAGTTATGTCCTAACTAATCCAGACTTGCAGTATAGAAAGAATCCTCTGACCTATCTTAATGGCAAATGCTTTAATGATGAAATCATTAATTTGAAAGTTCAGAATAATTCAACACCTTTGAATCACAAACCTATAATACCAAACGAATGGCTTTAAAACTAAACCTAAGCGATCAACATCTTGAGAAGGATATTATCGCACACTTACTAAGCTATCCTCATCTGTTTTCAGAGGCTGATAAAATTGTTAATGCTGAATCCTTTACTGACATTCTTTTTAAGGCGTCATATCTTGCATTTAAGGAACTATCCTTAGAGGATAAGAGAATCACTAGGGCTGATATATTTAGAGTCCTTAAAAGCAAAGAAAAAGAAAAAGGAATTTCATCTGAGCTGGTCTTGAAACTAATGCCTGAACGAGTGATTCACTTAGAAGATTCTTGCTTAGCTTTAAAAGAGACTGAAGGTAAAAGAAGATTTCATGATCTAGCCTTTAAAATTCAGACAGCAATCCTAGATAACAAGGAAGTATCTGACTTGCAGACGATAGTCGAGAAGGAGCTGGATAGTTTAGAGCGCTCTATTGAATCGACAGAGGTATTCGATATTGCTACTATCTACGATGAAGTCATCGATAAGCTAGAGGCAAACGCTGGTAAGATAAAGTTCTCCGGTATTGACACTGGATCCAGACAACTTAACTACATCCTTGGAGGATTTCAGGAAGGCATGACGGTAATCGCTGGGCGTCCAGGTATGGGAAAGACTATCGCTGGATTACAACACGCTAAAAGCGCAGCGAAATCAGGTAAGCGAGTTTTATTCTTATCGCTAGAGATGCCTAAAGAATCTTTGATGTACCGACTTATTAGCTCCGAGAATCATGATTATAAATACAGTGATCTAAAAGCTAACAGAGTGAAGCCGGATGACATCCTAAAAATCAGGAACTCAAACGCTTCGATTCTTAAATCGCTTCCGATCTTCTTTTATGACTCCGATAATAGAGATATAAATTATCTGTCTATGATTTTGACATCCGAGGCCAAGCGTAATAAGATTGACCTGGTAGTAATAGATTACTTGCAACTTATCAGAGACAATCAGCTCAAGGATCAGTCAGACTTTGCTCAGGTATCATCTGTTTCTAATAAGATCCAGAAGCTAACTAGAAAGCTAAAGATTCCTATCATCGCTTTGTCTCAGTTATCTAGGGGCATTGAGGGGCGATCATCAAGACTGCCCCAGCTATCAGATATTAGAAGCTCTGGGAATGTCGAGCAGGATGCCATTGCAGTTATCGGATTATATCGAGATGATTATTATAAGTACACAGATTCTAGGGCTAACAATACAGCCAAAGGACCGGACGATAATATACTGAACTATGTGATCCTTAAAAACAGAGACGGAGAGACCTGCACGATTGATCGCTATGTGGATGTTACTACCAATAGAATCGCTGATTCTTATGATGAGCTAAGGGCTTACCAGGGTTTAATTAAAGAGACGGCTTTAAATACAATTAATAACACCTTTGAGGAGGCAAAATTTTAAGACTATGAACGTATTAAGTTTATTTGATGGAATGTCCTGCGGACAACAAGCGCTAGAAAGAGCAGGATTTAAAGTAGATAATTATTTTGCATCCGAAATCGATAAGTATGCTATTCAGGTTACAATGGCAAACTATCCTAATACGAAGCAACTTGGAAGCGTAGTAAATGTCGATGGCTATTCTTTGCCAAAAATTGATATACTTATAGGCGGATCGCCTTGCCAATCCTTTAGCTTTGCCGGTAAGAGGAAAGGAATGAGTACAAAGGACGAGCAAGAAATCTTAACGCTTGAGCATTACTTGCAATTAAAAGCAGAGGGATTTGAGTTTGAAGGCCAGTCTTATCTATTCTGGGAATACATGAGACTTTTAAATGAGACAAAGCCGAAATACTTTCTTCTTGAGAATGTAATGATGGGAGAGAAGTGGGAGAAGGTTTTGTCCAAAGCTATCGGAGTCAAGCCAATCATGATAAATTCCGCTTTAATTTCAGCTCAGAATCGCCAGCGTTTATATTGGACTAATATCGGGCTAGAACCTGCTGGTTTATTTGGAGA